TTAGAGGGCCAAATTAAGCTGATTCCTCCCATAGTGCGAAGCAGGGAAAGCATCGGATGGGATGAAATCAGCCGGTAACTTTTCGCGGGGCGCGCGTTTGGTTACAAGCTTCTCAACGCTGTTGAGCGTAGTAAACGTAATACTGCATTCGAAATTCTGGCACTGGTGATAATGCCGGACTGTCATTTCACTAAGAGGGCGACTGGTGCGCGTACGGGCGACGGCACCACAAACAGGACACTTAAACATAATGGCCTCCCATGGCGGGAGTTGAACTCGCTCATATTATGGCCGCTATGATTCGGTTTCTGCAATCCATTCAGGTATTTTTGCTTCCAACTCCAGCCGCGTTTTAAACCCACTATCGTCAACAGTGTGGCTTGCCTTCGCAATTATCCAATCCTGGCCGTCAATGACGTCTTTGAACTCCGTTACCGTTCCGTGCATCTCCGGATACAGATCCGCGCGCCCGTAAGCCAGGGTTAAAGAGAACTCAGCAGCTCCGCGCTGGAGTTGTTGCCATTTTGCAGCTGCTGCACGTTGTGCGGCTATCTCACTGCTGTACGTCGTACGGAGTACAAAAACGTTACCATCTTCACCGGCAATATAGTCCCCTTCCCGGCTGCTGCTGCGCGGCTTTTTGTCTGCGGTTTTCTTCCGCTTTTTAACAGTAACCTTTTTCTTTTTCCCGAAATCCATATCAAGCCAGTACGCCTGCACGCCAGTATATGCGTCGCGATCTGCAATCCGGAAAGAATGGCGATCTCCGCTGCTGCGCGTGATGGAAAATTCCGGCAACGCTCTGCCGTTTGCGCTGACACCGCCACCAGGCAGGATGAAGAGAAGGTAACCATTTTTCACAGTTGCAATAGCGCCCAGCATTTCCGCCATGCGCGTCAGAAACGACATATCGCTTTCCTGCGTCTGATCTGCATGATCGATCTCGGCGGACATCAGTTGCTCTGAGATGAGAGGTTTTAACTTGTACCTGTGAGCTATAGCAGAGACGATGCGCTCTACTGTAACATCATGCCACGACACCTCCCGCTTAACGTTAAATTCATCGCGGAAATCTGCACTTCTGGCCGTGATCTCGATACGGTCCGGCGGCCCTGAGTGCGCAATTTCATCCACGATGAAAATCCCTTTGTGTACCAGTTTTTCTCCCTGCCAACCTATCGCTACCGATAACTCAGCGCCACGTGGCGGTAACTCAATATCTCCCTGGCTGTCATCAACAGTGATAGTCAGTTCATCAGCATTAAAGCCCCTGTTATCTGTTAATTCTAACGAGATCAGTTTCTCATCCAGCATGATCAGCGCTCTGCCGCCAAGCGTTACGTTAAACGCTGGCACACGTGACAAGTCGCCAGGATAATTTTTGAATTTCTCAGCACCCGCATTCAGCAGGCTTTTTGCGCTCTCTATTGCCTCAGTTGTCAGTGCCATCGCTTTCTCCTCCCGCAAATATTTCCATGCGCGCGCGATAGGACAAACAGCCTTTTGTTGTCGCCTTTCTGCGACATCCATCGCAACGTGTCTGCCGCCCGGAATTCAGCGAATATCACCATGAACTCACTAAACATGATGGCGGTAGAGTATGACCGACAACTTTTTCCACGGGGCGCGCACCAAAGAAAACACCGACCTCCAGACCGCGATCAATGACATTGATTCAACGGTCATTGGTCTGGTTGCGGTGGCCGATGATGCCGATCCCCTCACCTTTCCACTTGATACGCCAGTCCTGATCACTCGCGTGATTAGCGTGCTGGGTAAGGCGGGCAAAACAGGCTCACTGTATAAATCTCTCAAGGCTATTTCCGACCAGGTCAGCACGCGTGTAATTGTTGTTCGTGTCGCTGAAGCAAAGGAAGGAGAAAATGCCAAAACGCAATCCCAGCTCATTATCGGTGGCACACAGGCTGACGGAAGCTATACCGGGATGTTTGCCCTGCTGACCGCAGAGCAGAAAACCGGTTACCGCCCTCGCATCCTCGGCATTCCGATGTACGACACGCAGGAAGTAACCGCACAGCTACGCGTAATTGCGAAGCAGCTGCGTGCATTCTCTTACAGTTACTGCGATAGCTGCGAGACTATTGCCGAAGCGAAAACCTACCGCGAGCAGTTTGCCGAACGTGAAGGGATGATGATTTGGCCTAACTTCATCGCCTACAACCCGCAGACCGGCGTTAATGAAGAATTCCCGGCTGTTGCCTATGCGCTTGGCCTGCGGGCACTGATTGACAATGAGCAGGGCTGGCACAAGTCACTTTCTAACGTTGCGGTTAAAAACGTCCTAGGTATCTCTAAAGACGTTTTCTGGGCGTTACAGGCGGAGGACTCCGACGCTAACGAGCTGAACGCCAACGAGATTACCACGCTGATCAAACGCGACGGCTTCCGGTTCTGGGGGAACCGCACCACCGACACCGAAGAGTATATTTTCGAGGTATTTACCCGTACTGCCCAAATTCTGGCGGACAGCATTGCGGAAGCACAATTCACCACCGTGGACAAACCGCTTACCCCGGCTAACGTCAAAGACGTCGTGAGTGGGATCAATGCCAAACTTCAGGCGCTGGTTACTGCTGGCAAACTGATTGGTGCTGCATGCTGGTTTGATATTGTCGATAACCCGACCACCGGTATTCGCCAGGGTAAAGCCGTTGTTCGCTACAACTACAGCCCCGTACCACCGCTGGAAGATTTAACGCTGATCCAGACGTTTACCGATCAGTATTACGAACCAGCCTTTGCATCGCTGGGAGGTGCATAAATGGCTATTCCGAAGAAACTCCGCCTGTTCACGATGTTTGTCGATGGTGACAACTACATCGGGAAAATCCCCAGCGTCACGCTCCCCAAAATTACCCGTAAAACGGAAGATTACCAGGGTGGTGGGATGCTTGGCTCCGCTGCTGTCGACCTCGGCCTTGATTCAGGTGCACTGGATGCATCAATGGTTGTTGGCGGCATGGTCGAAGAGCTGATTCTGAAATGGGGCGGAGATATTGACGAACTACGCACGCGCTTTGTCGGTGAGATCTACAGCGGTGGAACAAGTTCCCTGCTTGAGGTCGAGATGCGCGGACGTATTACCGAAGTTGACCAGGGCGAAGCCAAGCAGGGTGATGACACCAGCCATACTTATGCGCTCAAAAATACGTATTACAAGCTCTCCGTGGATGACAAGCCTTTGCTGGAAATCGACCTGCTGAACTTCATCTACAAGCGCAACGGCAAGAGTCTCTACCCGGACCGCATTGCGTCCGCCCTGGGTCTCGGCCAGTAATCTTTTTTTTACCACTACCAATGGTGGCCAGAATGGCCGCCCGGAGAAAATATAATGTCAGTAACTCTCAGCCAACCCATTAAACGCGGCGACCAGGAAATCAAATCCGTCGCAATCACCGACACAATCAAGCAGGCTGGCTCACTGCGCGGGCTGCGTCTGGTTGATGTTCTCAACTTCGACTATGACGCGGTATCAACTCTACTGACTCGCGTCACCGCACCTCAGCTGACAACCACCGATATTTCCTCAATGGCGACCGGAGACTTTACGGCACTGTGCGAAGAAATCACGCCTTTTTTGACGAAAGCGGCGCCGTCCGCACCGAGAGAGGCGGCGACGGCGAGCAAGTAAGAGAGGCAGTATTCAGTGATGTCGACGATCTGATCGCCGACATCGCTGTGATATTTCACTGGCCGCCCTCCGAAATGCACAGCATGGAGTTGCGCGAGCTGATGGCCTGGCGCGAACGGGCGGCCATCAGAAGCGGTAACCATGAGAAGGAGGATGATGACGATGGATCTTAGTATTCGCGTTGCGTTCAGTGCAATTGACAAGCTCACCCGCCCGGTCAACGCCGCCAGTAAAGCCATTGGCGGCCTTTCCGACTCCCTCAAAAAAACACAGTCCTCAATCAAAGACCTAGAAAAAAGCGCAGCGTCATTTGATAAGTTGCGCTCGCAAGCCAATGACACTGCGCAGAAGCTGAAAAGCACCCAGCGAGCCTTTGACGGCCTCAACCAGAAACAACGCGAAGGTGGTCAGCTTACTGAAGCCCAGACGGCGCGACTTGAGTCACTTCGTACCAAACTTTCCCGGCTGACTGAAACCTACGGCAGGCAAACGACGCAGCTGCGCACAGCCGCGCAGGCAGTGCGTCAGCATGGCGTTAACCTCACCACCGGGAGCGGCGCTATCCAAAGTGCCATCAGGCGTACGGAGCAATACAACCAGACACTTGAGCGCGAACGTCGCCAGCTGGCTGCTACCCAAAAAGCACAGGCCGGGTATGATCGAGCTAAAGAGACTGCGGGCAAGCTTCGCGGGGCAGGCATGGGGATGATGCTAGGCACTGCTGCTGCGGGCTACGCTGGCGGATCATTCCTGGCGCCTGCGATTGGTTTCGATGAGGAAATGTCACGCGTTCAGGCATTAACCCGACTCAACAAAGACGCCTCCCAACTGGCAGACCTGCGTGCGCAGGCCAAAAAACTCGGTGCCGAAACCGCATTTACTTCGCGCGATGCAGCCAGCGGGCAGGCGTTTCTTGCAATGGCTGGCTTTACTCCGGCTGCTATTCAGGCTGCATTGCCTGGCGTTCTGAATATGGCGCTCGCCGGTGGCATGGATCTTGGTGAAAGTGCCGACATCAGCTCTAACATTCTTTCGCAGTTCCGTCTCGATCCAAAGGAGATGGATCGGGTCAGTGATGTTTTGACCGCGGCATTTACCCGTACTAACACCGATTTAATGAACATCGGTGAGGCGATGAAGTATGCAGGAACCGGGATGGCCGGTCTTGGCGTTGATGTTGAGCGCACAACCGCCATGATCGGTGTAATGGCGAACGTTGGCCTGCGTGGCAGTATTGCAGGTACTGGCCTACAAACCACCTTTTCGCGTCTGGCTGCACCAACAGGAAAAGCTCAGGCAGCCTTGAAAGAATTGGGCGTTTCTGTTGCTGATGCCACCGGAAAAATGCGACCTGCCGAAGTAGTCTTATCTGATATTTATAAATCTATCAAAAAGTACGGTGACACAGACCAGCTGTCATTCTTCAAAGACATAGCAGGCGAGGAAGCGGCAAAGTCATTTCAGGCACTGGTTAGATCGGCTGGTAGCGGTGAGCTGCAAAAACTCCTGGCTGATTTGCGCGGCTCTCAGGGTGAAGCGCAGAAGGCGGCGAAGGTCATGGCTGACAACCTCAGCGGCGATCTGAAAAACCTAGACAGCGCATGGGAAGGTTTCCGCATTCAGGTCGAAGAGACCACCGATGGCCCTCTGCGATCTCTTACTCAGGGACTCAGCGACTTGATTACTGCCGCCAGCACCTGGGTTAAAGAAAATCCCCGCCTGACACAGACATTTATCCTGATTGGTGGCGCGATTATGGTACTTGTCGGTGCTCTTGGCATCGCAAGCTTAACAGTGAGTTTCATTCTCGGCCCATTGGCGAAGCTCCGGCTGGCCTTAAGCATGATTGGTATATCATCGATCACAGCGACCAGTTGCGTATCGACACTTGGCGTTGCGTTCTCTGGTTTACGGGTAATTCTCGCCTCGTTACTCGGCGTTCCTGGCCTTATTGTTGCGGCATTTGTTGCCGCCAGCCTGCTCATATTGCGATTCTGGGAGCCTATCAAGGCGTTTTTCTCTGGTCTGTTTACTGGTATCAGTCTGGGTCTGTCACCACTGATTCAGTCGTTTTCGTTTTTAATCCCATTGTTTGATGCAATTGGCGTCGGTGTATCTAAGTTATGGAGCTGGTTTAGCCAGTTATTCACCCCTATAGACTTTTCTCGTGATGCGCTGGACACATGTGCCAGTGCCGGGAAAACATTTGGTGAGGTACTCGGTACCGCATTAAATTTACTCTTTACCCCCCTGCGACTGCTGACTGAAGGAGTCAGCCTTTTGCTGGAAAAGCTGGGTTTAATTCCATCCGGAATTGACGCTGCGAGAGACAAAGTCAACGATCTCGCGCCCAAAAAACCAGTTTCATGGGAGTGGGACCCACAGCAAAAGAAAATGGTCCAGAAGGAATGGAACTGGTCCCCCAAAAAAGCAGAGTCGCCAGTTGCTACTGGCGCACCACCTGCGGTCTCGCCGCTGTCAGGAAATACCGGTACGCAACGACGTCTGCAAAGCATAGCAGACAATACAAAAGCAACCGCTGACAACACCAAGAAAGTCGGACCGGGTGACATTATTTTCAAAAACCTGCCGCGTGCCCTGGCTTTGCGTGGCGCATATCAGGAAGCGCGTGTCATACCGCAATCAGTATCTCGAGTGGCAACGCCCGCAGCTGGGGGCATTATTTCCGCGACCGCCGCCACACAGGCCCCGGTATCAGCTCCCGTTACCGCTCCGACCGGCGGCGCCCCAATTTTTAACATTATCTTTAACGATGTTGGTAAACGCACGGATCAGGAGCTGGAAAGAATGATGCGCAATGTTGTGCGTGATGCGATGGCCAGCACCGGCAGAATTAACCGTGGTTCTTTCCGCGACAGAGAATAGGTGACGATTATGATGATGGTTTTTGGAATGTTCGTTTTTATGCTGCGCACCACCCCTTACCAGCAACTCCAGCACTCGCAGGAATGGAGGCACGTAAAAAACGAGCGGGTTAACCAGTCAGCCGGTTGGCAGTACATTGGTGCTGGTGATGACAATATAACGCTGTCAGGCGTCCTTTACCCGGAAATCACCGGTGGAAATATCTCGCTGTCAGCCCTTGAAACTGTCGGCTACGCAGGGCGCCCATGGCCGCTTATTGAGGGTACGGGGCGTATTTATGGTATGTACGTTTTAACACGTCTGGAGCGGGGAAAGTCCGAGTTCGACCGATTTGGGAATCCAAAAAAAATCGAATTTACCCTCACCCTAAGCCGTGTCGATTCGGATTACAGGGAGAAGCTGCAAAGCTCGACCGTCAGCGATGCCCTGGCCGGGTTAAAGACGAGTGCAAATAATGCGATAAACCGGGTGAAAGACTCGCTCAACGGTCTGTTTTAATAATGCCTTAAGCCCCTTCATGTTCCCTTCTTGTTGAAGGGAACTTTTTATAAAGTGTCGATATTCCGACATCAAAAATAATAGCCACCCGCTGTCGTTTCTCCCCTGCGGCGATCAGTCTTCCCGCCTGTTCCCATTGCTGCTCTGTCAGTTTTGGTCGCCTCCCTCCTATCCTTCCTTCTGCACGAGCCGCAACCAAACCGGCGCGGGTGCGCTCAACGATTAACTCTCTCTCCATTTCTGCCAGCGCCCCCATGACGTGAAAGAAAAAACGCCCCATAGGTGTTGAGGTATCAATGCTGTCTGTCAGGCTGCGGAAGTTAACACCGCGATTGCGTAGCTCTTCAATCATGGTCACCAAGTGGCGCATGCTCCGCCCGAGACGATCAAGCTTCCAGACAACCAGCGTATCCCCCTTCGATAAGGTTCGTAATAAACGCTTAAGCCCCGGCCTTTCCGCTTTTGTGCCGCTTATTTTGTCTTCAAATATTTGTTCACATCCTGCGCTTTCCAGCGCATTTCTTTGCAGCGCGGTGTTCTGGTCATTTGTTGACACCCTAACATAGCCGATCAGCATAAAAATCCCCTTTATTTAGATGCCATAGTCCCTCGCATTGTATCGAGCATCGTCATTTCTGGCTGTACTGCAGGTTAGGTACCGCACCGTCAGAAGTAACCATGTCTTCCGGAAAACGTTGGTTTGCGAACGGCTGCTAAAGCTGATGTCGTAGGAACAGTATCTCAGTCAGGGGGAGTTCCGACCGGGGCAATTATTGAGAGAGGATCTAACTCAAATGGTGAGTACACAAAATTCGCCGACGGAACATTAATCTGTTGTTTTACCAAGTCGGTCGAATCCATAACAAGTAACCCTAGTGGTGGAACGACAAACCTATATTTTTCCACTGAATCTGTGTTCACTTTTCCTGCAACTTTCGTTGGCACCAGGCCAGCCGTAGCACCTTCTGCTCCACTATCAACAGGTGGTACATCATCGTGGCCTTCCGTTCGCGGTAGTTCACTGACTGGGACGTCACTGGCGCTGATTAGCAATGTGCAAAATGCAGCGGCATATCTTGGATATACAGCAGTTGGGAGATGGTTCTGATGAAAGCAATCTTTACCCCGCAGCGTTCTGATTACGTCATGAAAGTGTCGGCAAAAGGTGATGTATTAACGATTGAAGTTGATGATGTTGCCGATTCATTCGATTTTAGCATCCTGAATGATGGCGATATCGCGGTCGATTTTGTATCTGTGTTAACCCCCAATCCTGTACTGAATGCCAGAAAGGAGTCAGGAGAGATCATCGTAGAATTAATTGGCTTCTACGGTTCAGATGCAGAAGAGAGTGAAACGCAGATTTGGGAGGTGATGTTAAATGGGTAGTTTCACGGTAATAACCGCAAAAGATTCCGCTATCAGTGCGGCAGCGAATAAAAAACGTCTCCTGATTAATGAAGCCACTGAATATGTCAACAGTAAGCAGTGGCCCGGTAAGGCGGCAATTGGTCGGCTGAAAGGTGATGAACTCACACAGTACAATTTGTGGCTGGATTACCTTGATGAACTGGAGGCGGTAGATACCTCCAGTGCACCTGATATTAACTGGCCTGTTCCACCGGGGGTGTAGGCCATTCGGGTTTAGCTGTATCAACACGCATCAGTAAGACCCTGTATTTTTTCCATTCAGACAACGCGGCGGTTTCTTCTGCCGTCGCGATCTCCGCATCATAAGCATCCTGCCGCCAGGATATTTCATTATCAGCAATTGAACGCAATGTTGTTCTTTTCTGTTCAGCCTGGACAATCTGTTGTTCTGCTGAGAGTGGCGGAATATCAACCCAGGCAGGATTGCCCTCTTTATCTGAACCCAGCATTTTACCCTGCGGTGCGACTCCCGTATAAATTGCCATTGTTTCATCATCAACATCAGCCCCGTTCACAGGCCAGGTACCCGCCTCTTCATAGACTTCTTTCATAGCGAATAGATAAAACGAGCCATTATAAAATTTATTCATTTTCACCAACCTACGACAATTAAACAGCAATCTTCTAAAGCTCCAGAAGGAGCCCAGTTCTGTATGCTAACGGTAGTATTACTGGCGATTCGCACGTTCATAGCGGCATTGTAGCCAGATGTTGCGCGGTTTCCTGTTGCAAAAAGACCGGCATTAGGAAAAGCATAGGGAAGCGGATACCCCCCATCTACACCACCTCTTGTTTGAATGGTGACAAACTGCACCATAATTGTTTTGGCGTTGCCGTATTGGTCAATGAAAGGGAATTTAAGCAATGTGTTTCCTGTAGCAATTATCGCCTGAAAAAATCCCATGTCGGGTATCTGGTTCGGCCACATTCCCACGGCCCTTTTTGCCGCTTCTCCCAATTGAAGGTTTTGGAGAAACTTCGCCACGTCAGGAATATCCCCGCCGTTTTGGTTTTTCTGCATCGCGCCGGTGATACGTGCATCATCACCCGCCGCAACGGTATCGGCAGTTGTACCGGTGTTTTTCGTCGAACTGTTACCCAGTTGCAGATTCTGGCGGGCCAGTGCCGGATTAGGTAAATCAGCGAGATTGCGTTCTTTAGCCAGCCGAGCATTCGCATTGTCCATCGCAATTTTAACGGCCTTCGATGTTGCCGCCTGCGATTCGCTGTCACTGGTCACACTGCTGCTGAGCTGCACAAAACCTTTCTCTGTCGTTGACGCATCCGGGTGATTACGTGACTGCTCATGCGCGCGCAGCTGGCTGTCAACATACTGGCGTGTTGCCAGTACAACAGCCGGATCAATCTTCAACGTAACGGCTTCGGTGCTGCTGACAATCAGGATCACGCGAATAACCTGAACGCGCCCGCTCCCCTCCTGCAACTGAGGCTTATAGGTTTCAGCGCAATTGGCAATCGCCACCATATCGCCATCTTTATCGAAAAGGCCGATCTCACGAATCCACCACCCGCCGACGTCTTCCGGTATGACCTGTTCCGCAATGATCTGGCTGGCGTTCGCCGGGTCCACCGTCAACATATTCAAAGGGGCGCGGCGTAACTCATGTACGAGGGCAGTCTGTGCCGGATTCGGTGTAGGCAGTACACCATTGCCATCACCAACGGCCAGCTGGGTAATCTCAACTTTCGTACCCAACGCCGTGGCTTTTGCCAGTTTTGCCGCCCCGATATTGGTCAACAGGGCAAGATATTTAGTCGCCACTTGCGATCTCCACGGTATCAATTAAATGGATTGCTGCGCCGGTGTAGTCATTGCCACCCACAGCGATAGTTTCAGGAAAATAGGGATATACCGTCAGCGTATCACCCACGTAACACCCCGCCCCTATCTCGATATACCCCTGAGACTGAAGCGAAAGCGAAAGGCCGGTGAGGTGACGGCTTCTGGGTTTTGCATCGTCGATCAGGCGCTCAAGCTCCCGATAAGTTTCCTCGGTTATCCCCTCATCCTGAATGCCGATTTCAAGCCGGAAAGTGCCTGGCTCCTCGCCGTTCTGCCACCACTCAATCACCCTCAGCAAATAGCCGAAAGGTTCAACAACGCGCCTCAGCGCTGAAATCGTGCCTTTGTGGCGATGGACAAGCCAAGAGGCTTTTATTACCTGCCTCTTGGTCTGTTCAGACCAGCGCTTATCCCAGCGATCAACAGACAACGCCCAGGCCAGATAGGGTAAAAACTCCACGGGGCATTCATCCGGATTCCAGAGCTTTCGAAGGTCGACAGGAATACCGCTGATCCGCGCCGTCGGTTTCTCCGCATTCCGCATGAAGGTGCTGGCTGAAGGCGGCAGGAGGCTGTTATTCATCCGTTCCCCCTACGCTGATGGTGTGCGAAATACATCGTGCCGCCTGGGTATCATCGATCACGATATCTTCCTGAGGATTCAGCAAAACTACGCGCTGCACCCCCTGCACATGCAGAGCGGCCATAATGGCCGAACGCGCAACATCGCGACCGATTTTCCCCTGCGCTCCCAGCCATGTCCGCAGTGCATTATCTGCCGCACTCAGGATCGGCTCAGATTCCGGCCCCGGATAGAGATAAAGCAGAGCGTCAATTTCATAATTCACAATCTCCGCTGACTGGACGGTTAGCCGGTCGGCGACAGGCCGCTTATCATCCGCTGAGAGCGTGTCGTTTACTGTTGCGATCAGCTCGTCGCTCGCCGTGCCATCCCCTTCGGTAGACAGAATGGACACGACGACAACAGCGGGTGAGGGGCTGGTTGCCCTGGCATCTGCAACTTTTCCGCTGGCACTCTTCGCAAAATATTCGTATGCACCGGTAGGGCCAGCAACGCTCAACCCTTCAAAAGCGGATTGCGCGCGCAGACGCAGTGCGGTATCGCTTTCCATCTCTGCATCGGTGGTTTCGGTAGCCGGAATACGAACCAGGCGCTCGGTGTTCAGGTTACCCGCAAGGTTATCAAGATCGGTGGAGACGGAATGGCTCAACATGCAGGCCGCAGCCCCCTCATTGATTCGCTGGCGCAGCATTAATTCCCGGTAGGCAATCACCTGCGCCAGTATGGTCAGGGGTTCAGACTCAAGCTTTAACGCAGCGGCAACAGAAGCCTGTTGTTCATCAGGGAAAGCCGCGATCATGACGGCTTTGACATCCGCCAGAATCACTTCAAAATCCAGCACCTCAATAATTTGCGGCGGCGGTAGCTGCGCCAAATCAACTGTTGCCATTGCTGCTTTTCCTGAGTGTTAAGGTTGTCGTCTGCTGTTCCATAGATTCCGTCAGAGCCCCTGACAATCCCGCCTCCACTGCTCCTGACTGCGAATAACGCACATCCACGATGCTCAGCGTGATCCGCGGCTCCCATGTCGCCAGCGCAATAACCACTGCGCTCATCAGCTGCATGCGTGTAACGTCGTTTTGTGGGCCATCAATCAGATCAGGAACGAGAGAGCCGTAGTCACGGCGCATGACCCGCGATCCAATCGGGGTGTTAAGAATGTCACTGGCTGACTGCCACACGTGGGCGGCATCCGTCAGCGTTCCCGTGCCATCAGGATTCATCCCGGTATAGCGCACCGTCATTTCGTGCCCTCCGTCCAGCTTCCACCACGCTGCACGGCACCATGACCATGATCATCAACCTGGACACCGTTTGAGATGAACGCACCACCAGAGTGCGTAAAGTCCCCCTGCATTTTGCCGCCTTCCGTAACGGTGAAATTTTTGGTTTTCAGCATCTCGGTACACTCGACCAGCGGCGTTTTCAGCAAGACCTTAACCGACGCCTCAATCGTTGCTGATTTGATGCCGCTGACCTGCAAAGCCCCTGCTTCTGCGTCATAGCGAAACTTCGCTCCATCCGGCGCGGTCACGATCATTTCTTTTGCCGATATACCTGGCGCCGGATTGTCGTTGCTGTAAAGACTTCCCCCGATGATCGCAGCGGTAGTGTTACCCCCAAGGCACAGGAACCATACCTGCTCGCCAACAGACGGCGGCACCCAGAAGCTGAAAGCGCCTGCACGCTGTGCATTCCAGCGCAGCCAGGTGGAATCCAGCTCTCCGCTTTTTACCCTTACCCGCCACTTTTCCTCGTCAATCTCCGTCACCGTACCGGTGCGAACGATGTTTTCCAGCAGGCGAATGACTTCAGCCAGATCCATCAGCTCCCCCCCAGAGAATCAATGACCTGCCGGGCAATAGCCATGCGGTCCGCCTTGCTCAGGCCGAGCAACTCACGGCGCGGATAGCTGGCCATCGCGCCACTGTCGTTTACCCTGTCCCGTAGCCCGTACTGGTGAACGCGGGCGATGCGGGCAGCAGCGCCCGAAAAACCAACTACAGCCCCCTCAGAAGTCGCTCTTGCTTTCAGAAAACGGGTTGTGCGCAGTCGGCGAAACATAGGATCGCTTTTCGTGGTATCACGGCGCGTCTCGCTGAAACTGATATCAAGATAACGCTCAATATCAGAGCGATAGAACGAGCGAACGGCCCCTTTCCCCTCATCAAAGCCTGTCAGCATGCGTCCCCGGCTTCCACGGGTTGCCCGCCAGTTCCTCAGACGACGCTCCTCACCTTGCCAGACAAACCCGATCCCAGCCTGGGAGCGTAAGACGCGGCGATGACGCTTCTGGTATTTCGTGCCATCCGGAGCTGTCTGCTTCCCGATGCGCTGGCTCTGGCTACGGCGTAATGTAGTCGCTATTCCGCGCGCAGTACGCAACCGGCTCGCTGGCGCCATTGCGGACAGGATGTCTGCAAAAACCTGATCGAGTTGATGAAACAGCGCGGCATCATCGGTCATGCCAGCTCTCCTCCGCCAAATACCACTTCCCACTCTCCGCCATTGATGCGCGGGCGGTCTTCGCTCAGGTGCTTCGCGATGGGCTTCCCGTCAACGGTTTCCACCATGACGCGCTCCCAGACCGGCACCTTGAACAGAAGATCGGCCAGGTCGTCGCTGATAATGTCAGCGTCAAACTCCACCTTGCGGTTATTGTCAGGATTCAGCAGTAAATCAGGCTGATATTGCCAAGCCCAGGCCATGATCGGCAGCATCAGATCATCAACCGCCCCTGGGAATTCCACGGCGAGAATATTGATGGTGTAGAGGTACATGAAAGACGGTTCGCCGGTCGCTTCAATCCCGATATTGCCTTTTTCCACCCAGACGGTGATTTGCTCCGGGTTGGCCTTACACCAGGTGTTACCGGCTATCAGGGCTTCACGCATCAACTCTGCTTTTTTCACTTTATCCCCCTGGCGATTCGCCGCAGTTCCAGCTCTCTGATACCCGCCTTATCGGCGTTGCATGTGTCCAGCGCATCCAGCAGCGCATCGGACCACGGAGCGAGGCTCCCGTATGTCATTGGTTTTGGCGGTGCTGGCGTTTCAGTTTTTGCCGTCAGGCTTTCCGGTAAAGGTTCCTGAATAATCACCGGCGCCAACTTCGGCGGCTCGCTGGTACAGGCTGTCAGCCACACGGTCAGGTACAGGCACAGCGGCGCATTTATCACCGGCCAGCTCAGTTTTGATATTTTCACGGCGCTTTTCCCCTGTATCGCTACGCTTCTGAGCCAGTGTTTTCAGACCAGCAGCCACTTCGTTCACGTCGTTACGTAACGCCCTGACCTCGTCCAGCACATCACCGGTTTGCTTAAGCTTCTGGTTAGCTTCTCCAAGTGCCGTCTCTGCGGCCTCTCGTTTACTGCTCTCCAGCGTCAGCCTGACGCCTGCGAGGACCAGCAGAAGGGAAATAAAAACGGTAAATACACCCAGCGCTTTCATTCCCCCCCCTTTAGCTCAGGCTCTGAGAGGCACCAGTCCCGAAACTCTTCCCGGCGCCTTTCCAGCCCCGGCATACGTTTTCCGCCGGAGTTGACAAAGTCTGTGAGTCGCTCGCAAACGCCCTGCCAGTTACCATCCTGCGCATTGCGCCAGATTGTTGTTCTGACCTTCTGGCCCTTTTTGTTGGTGTACCAGCCAAGACCACCACAACCGACGTTAAATGCGCCGTCAGTGAGCGCTTCGAAAACCCGTTGTGGTGCAGCTGCGCCATTAAACTCGCGGTTTACGCATTTCTCAGCACGAAACAGGTCATTCACCCATCGCTCGGCGATCTCGCGCTCGGCGTATTCGCGGTTCTGCACGTTGCTGGTCGACCCCATGCCTACGGTCAGCACACCTGCCGGGCAGTAATACGGCGTCTTTCGGCAATCCTCGTATTTCGCCATCTTCAGCTGCGCTTCAGGACTTGTGCGCAGCGTCTGCGGCCAGAGTGCCGCTGCGAGAGAGACAATCGCCGCAACAGAACAGGCAATAATTCCTCTTTTCATCGCGGTGACTCCCTGATAGTCCGAATTAACTCCTTCACGTCCTGCCGGTTCTCGGTATCGTCCCGAATCGCATCGATCAATTCATTCAGCAGAACATTATTGGTTTCATGGATGCGGGACATTCGGCGGCGATGGAGCTCACCCAGCACGGCAACCACGATCCCGGTGAGCGCAGCAATGAAAGCCAGCCAGTCCTTCTGCGTCATCATGCCGACGCCCGTCAGCAGCATCGACCAAAGGTACACCGTCCAGTTCCAGAGGCGGTTTATCAGCTCCATAATTGAACAGTCTCCTTTGTCGCAGAGGTGTCGACGTCAGGCAGTTCAACTTCCTGCCCGGCATCAAGGAAGATCTGACCGGCCAGCGCATGATTCGCAGCCAGTACGATCTCGGTCACGCCCTGGGTGATGCCGTAGTGACGCTGACACAACAAATCCACTGTATCGCCCTGCAATGCCTTCACTTTCATCAGAACGCCTCCGCAGAGTTACGGACCACGCCCTGAATATCCGAGATAGCCCAGCGCGCATCACGCCAGTGATCATTCGCCTGGGTTGCGAGTGCGGCGGCGCGCTTCTCTCCCGCGTCACCCGTGGTGTCAACATCGCGGAAAGTCTCGATCAGAAGGGCCCGCGAGATGCTGTAAACTGCGCGGCGCCAGCGATATACCTTTACGCTCTCGTCGTTAATCACCATGGCCGGTACGGCGGCCAAACTGGCATATCCGGCCCCAATCTGTTCAGCCTGCCATTGCTTCAGCTGATCAGCTGTGTGGGCTACGGCTTCAATGACCACCTGCTTTAAACGCGAAGTGGTAACCGCACCGGTGATCCGCATCTCCTTACGGACGTTGCTCAGCACTATCTCGGGCCAGAACTCCCCGGCGGTGACTTTCTCTCCGCCGTCATCCACGTCCGGCACATCCTCCGCAGAGGAGGTAACTGTGCGAGGGGCCACAAGGCTCATCGTGTAGTCTCCAGAAAAGGTTGGCGGTGAGCGGACGGAGAAAAACTAACGCGATGCGTTGCAGATTTCCGCCCGCGCCGCCAGCGCACGGGGCGCAAGTCGGTTATTTTTTATCGGCGGTGGGCTTTTTCGTCGTTGTTTTGCGGGCCGCCGTTTTACGTGTTGTGCTTCCGGGGTTGTTTTTGGTGGCTGGCTTTTTGGCAGCTGGCACCGTCACTTCCGGCGTTGCTGCAGCCTGATTATTGCCCCCTTCGCCCCCCGCTCTGGTCTGCACCCTCACTGCCTGATGCATTTTCCGCAGAGGCTTTTTTTACCTGCCTGGCAAGCTTATCGATGAGCTTTTTCACCCCGGCGCCGGAGTCGAGGTTCAGCGCGCGACGCAACAACTCCAGCGCAGTCGCCTGTTCATCCGCAGTGCCGTTGCACAATGCAAAAGCGCGGGCTTTATACAGCTTGGCCCGTACGACGTCTGGCATATCGCTGTTTTCAGTGATCTCCTGGACCTCATCGAGCACCGCCAGATATGGCTTAATATCAGTGCTGTCATCCGCCTTGACCTGCACCAGAATGGGATCGCAAATCTCATCGACCAGCGCTGTCGCTGCCGTGCGGTTAAACCGGTCTGGCATTGCCAGGTTGTGCGCGATGACATACCGCCCGATGCGCACGGCCAGCGGATAATCCCGAATATCAATCGCCCAAATCATCAGGCGCGTGATCACTTCATCCTGTCGCCCGCTGTCTCCCTCCAGCGTTCCTTCAATCCACCCCTCGTAATTGGGTAGCAGCTGGCGTTTAAGCGCGGCTTTTGCCTGTTCGCCCTGAATTTTCTTCAGCGCACTCATATCCATACGCATGCGGTGCAGAATTTGCTCGTGCGCAGTACGCGCTGTTTCTGACAGATCATCTGCCTTGCCATGGCGTTCAGCCATGACGCGTTGAAAATGTCGTTGTGCCGGTGTCAGCATTGTTTCTTCCCCGATGAACGGCGGGCCGAAGCCCGCCAGTGTGCGGTTATGCGCCGCCTGCCGGCGCCTCGGCAAAGGTAATGCCGTCAATGAATGCGACGTTGCCGTAGTCCTCGATCACAAAGTCATCATTCGATGACTGATAAGTCGCAATACGGTTGTATTCCGGCTCCTCCTTGATCGTCCGGCGCAGTCCACCGCGCTGGTAGTACACGGACAGGTTTTTAAACGGCGTGATCAGCACGCCATTGACCGGGAAGTACGGCGCGATGAAGGTCGGCATGTTGCCGACACGTTCCTGCGCAACAATCAGCTGACCGGCCAGCATTTCGGTGTTCGGGTTGGTCTGGCTCATGGCGTTAATCGCTGGGAAGTTGCCGGTGGTCAACAGGTCGCCTGCCAGGATCACCACGTTGTCAGGATTACGTTTGTGCCATTCATCCATCAGGCTGTTTTTGGCGTCGTACACCGCCGCACCCAGGTTGCCGTAAGTCCCTTTCGCAATAACCTTGTTATCTTCATCACGGGAAGTGATCGTGACGCCGGAAATCACGCGGTGTGAGGCTTCAGTACGGATTTTCTCCAGCCAGCCAATGCCACAATCCTGCAACAGTGGGTTAGCCGCGCGGTCTGATGGATCGCTGTATTTGGTGCCGTTGAAACCGATCATGATGCGGTCAAGTGACATCTGACGAGCCATCGCCTTGCTGATTAGAGGCTGGAATTCCGGCATGTGCGCCCAGGCATCAAGCTGTTCATAGCTGATCCCGTAGTCGTAGTTGACCTTGCGGCACATGTAATCAAACGGCTCCATTGAATGGTTAGCACCTGGATTACGACGGTTGGTGGTGCTGTTGTTAACGCCAGCCATCGGACCTTTGCTGCCAATCAGCACTTTCTGACCAATCTGCTGGTTAACGCCAAACACGTTAATTTTGCTCAGGAAAGAATCACTCTCCTGTGCGGCCTGCTCCAGGCGTTGCTGACGCGCCGGGTCTACCGCAAATTTCGCAGCGACTGCCGCAGTCGATACGCCGTTTAACTGCGCCTGGCGCGCAATGTACTGATCAAACAGCTGGCGGGTATTGTTTTCCATGTTCTCTGCTCTCGTAGTGGATATCAGTAATCAGCCAGCTGCGCGTTGGCGCCGCCGTTCGCAGGTGGTCGCTGACTGAAGGAAGCTTCAGTGCTCCCCAGCTTCTGGCGCAGCTCCGCAAGCTCAGTGGTCAGCTTCTGGATAGCGGCCTTATCCTCCTGGCGCTCCTGCTCTGCGGCACTGAAGCGATCAATTTGCTCGGATTGCGATTGCGCCACGGCCTCAACGACCTGATGCATCTGACTGAAGCGCTGATCGTCCGTTTTCTGACCTTTGCCAATAATGCTCATCACGCGATTAAACCACTTGGCACCTTCATCGCTGCGCTGGGCGGTCAGCTCGATCACCTCTGCTTCAAGCGCTTCGGTGAACATCGGCGCCTCACCCTGCTGGTTATTGAAGGCCATCACCGATGCACGCTGCTGTGAGGCAAATTTAAGACGCTCAGTGCCCAGGCTCGCCGGGGTATCGGTCATTGCCAGCCCGACAACATAGGCTTTGCCGTTGAGGGCAAACTGCGGATGCAGCTCAATACTGGAATAGACTTTTTGCCCTTTGTCGGTCATCTGCACCATGCGCTCGGATGGTTCGATTTCAGCATAAAGCGCGGTGCGCCCCGCCAGTGCACCTTCGGTGATGTCTTCAGTGCTGAGGGCTACCACATCCCCCATCGCCCCAAAATCGCTATTCGGGAACATAGAGAGATAGTGCTCAATGTTGACCCGCGCGCCATACACCTCAGGGTTGTAATTTGCTGCTGCATCGCGAAGGTGCTGCGGTTGAATTTCGCGCCCGTCAACGGTATTTCCGGAGACGGCCACGCGAAACTTCTTACGTGGTTTTGCTGTGCCTGCCATGTTCGTTTACTCGCTTGTTTTCTGAGTTCCCGGAGATGATGGCAGGGGGACGCATCCCCCCTCAACGCGTTGTTGTTGTGAGCGGAGCACCACAACCTAAAGCGAGCGCAAGGGTACGCGCGCGCGGGTTAATCTCCCCGGCAGGAAGCGAGGAGGATTAATGGCGATTGAAGAAGCATTCATCATGCAGCGTGCACGACAGCTTTACTGGCAGGGCTACCCGCCAGCAGAGATCGCACGCCTGATGGGGATCAACCAGAACACGGTTTACTCATGGAAAAAGCGAGATGAATGGGACGCCACACCGCCGATCCAGCGCGTGACAACATCCATTGATGCCAGGCTAATTCAGCTCACTGGCAAAGACAAAAAGACCGGCGGTGATTTCAAAGAGATTGACCTGCTCACCCGTCAGTTGAAAAAGCTGGATAACGGCACAGCAGCCACCCAGCCGAAGAAAAAGATCCGCAAAAAGCAAAACTATTTCTCAGAGTCGCAGATTGCCGCGCTGCGGGAGAACATTCTCGGCTCTCTGCACTGGCACCAGAAAGGGTGGTATGACAATCACCACTGGCGTAACCGCATGATCCTGAAAAGCCGTCAGGTTGGCGCGACGTGGTATTTCGCACGTGAAGCTCTGGTGCGCGCCCTGTCTGAGGATGTGAAATATAAGCATCAGCGCAACCAAATCTTTTTATCGGCAAGCCGCCGCCAGGCGTACCAGTTTCGAAGTTTCATTCGCTCGGCCGCTGAAGAAGTAGATGTAGAGCTTAAGGGCGGCGACATGATCCAGCTGTTCAACGGCGCCGAGCTGCATTTTCTTGGCACGTCAGCGGCTACCGCTCAGTCATACACGGGCAACCTGTATTTCGACGAATTCTTTTGGGTAGGCCAGTTTGCCAACCTGAAAAAAGTCGCGGGCGCCATGGCAACGCTAAAAGGTCTAACGCGTACCTATTTCTCCACCCCTTCAGCAGAAAGCCATGAGGCTTATCCATTCTGGACAGGTGAAGCATTTAACAAAGGTCGCAGCCATGGCAAGCGCATTGAATTTGATACATCCTGGAAAACGCTTAACAGCGGCCTGATGTGCCCGGACAAGATCTGGAGGCAGATTGTCACGTTGCAGGATGCTATCGACCATGGATGGGATCTGACTGATATCGACGAAATCCGGGAAGAGAACAGCCCGGAGGAATACGACAACCTGTACGGATGCCAGTTCATCAAAAGCGGTGAAAGCGCCTTTGACTATAACAGACTACTGGCATGCGGCGCTGATGGTTATGACGACTGGCCCGACTGGCGGCCATATGCGGCCCGCCCCATGGCTGATCGTCCCGTCTGGATTGGCTATGACCCGAACGGCGCCAGCGGCAAGGGGGACAGTGGAGCCATATCCGTTAACGCTGTGCCGATGGTGCCCGGCGGCAAGTTCCGCACGATTGAGACACTACGCATACGAGGGATGGAGTTCGAAGAGCAGGCCAATCTAATTATCGGCATGCTCACCCGGTACAACGTGCAGCACATTGGGATCGATGGCACCGGTATTGGTGAAGCGGTTTATCAGCTGGTTAAAAAGCATTTCCCGGCAGCGGTTTGTTACCAGTTCTCACCGTCCAGCAAACGAATGCTCGTGCTGAAGATGCAACAGCTGATTCGTGGCGGGCGCTGGGAGTTTGATCGTGGTGAGCTTGACCTGGTTGGTGCATTCAACTCTGTCCGCAAGATCGTTACCCCTGGCGGTGTTGTCACTTACGACACGGACCGCTCTCGCGGCGTCAGTCATGGCGATCTCGCATGGGCGACGATGCTTGCCACCATTAACGAACCGCTGGGACAAGAAGGCGGCAGCAGTATGACAGTTACGGAGTATTAACCTTGAGCAAACAAAGACCCACACGCGGCAGGAAGTATGCCAGGGAGCAGGCAGATCTCGCCGCCTCACTGAAAGCGTCACCGGAGCTGAACTCATTCACCTTCGACGGTCCATGGCCGGTGAGTGGTGCCAGCGACCTGCTTGATAACATGTATTGCGCAGACAACGGGCGATACTACGAAACCCCCATTGACTGGTATGGCCTCGCCCGTCAGTTTGGCTATGCGAGCTGGCACCAGTCGGCGCTTTATTTCAAGCGCAACGTCCTTGCCGGATGCTTTGTCCCGCACAAACTTCTTTCCCGCCAGGTGTTCTCCGCCTTCGCGCTGGACTGGTTTGTCTTCGGGAATGGTTATCTTGAGATGCGAAAAAACCGGCTTGGTGGTTCCTTTGGCTTTCGTCACTCGCTGGCGAAATACACACGCCGTGGTTCTGACCTGGACACTTACTGGTTTATTCAGGCCGGGCTACAGGATCACATGTTTTCAACGGGCTCGGTATGCCACGTTCTCAGCCCGGATATTCACCAGGAAATATACGGCATGCCTGAGTATTTCGCTGGCCTGCTGTCTGCAAATCTGGCCCATTCTGCTGACAAGTTCAGAAAGCTTTACTACGACAACGGCTCACACGCTGGCTGCATCGTCTACGTTAACAGCGCGATGGCCGACCAGGAGAGCCTTGATAAGCTCAAAAAGACGCTGACGGATACCCGGCGCGGCGGTGCGTTTAAGAACATCCTTCTGCACGCACCTAACGGCGGCAAAGACTCCGTGCAAATACTGCCATTCAGCCAGATATCGGCTAAGGATGAGTTTGTGGGGGTGAAGTCTTCCACCCGCGATGACATGCTGGCAGCGCACCGGGTACCGCCGCAACTGATGGGCGCCATTCCGGAAGGGAACGGTTCATTCGGTGATATTGAGAAAGCGGCCCGCGTGTTCGCCGTCAACGAGCTGACACCCTACATGGAAGCCATGAAGCATGTTAACGACTGGCTGGGTGAGGAGGTGATTCGCTTCAACCCTTACGCATTGCTTGAACCCACGAAGTGATCTCCTTGCCGCATCGTCATTTCTGGCGGTGCGGTACCACCCGCAGCACCATCATTTCCGGCCATCTCGGCCACTCACGAAACACAAATAAACCCCCCCCCTACCAGACGCAGCCAACGGGCTTCTGGCGCGACTTCTCTCGCGCTGCCGCTTCGCTCAACCATCAACATGAGCACCCGACAGACGGCGAATGGCGAAGGATATGCCCCCCTACCTGCCCCCCTTTGCGCGCGCTTGCTCCCCCGCCTCGCCTGCGCGCTAAACCGGCCTCTTTTTGTGCACTTTGTGCAGTCCGCCCAGGCCCCGCCAGCGCTGGGGCGGCATGGAAAAAACGTTGTTTCAAAAATTGTGCAAACTTGTGCACTATTGTGCAGCCGCCTAGTGCAATCTTTTGACTAGCGATTACCTTTAGATCATTTTCAATTTTCCCCGCCTCACGTGATCTACTTTGACAAAATTCCATGTAAATTTTGCGCATTGATAGTAAGGTATCAATCACTTATTCTTTTTAAGATACATTACTGTTATCAGGATTCTCCGTTCTGTTCCCTTTAATTAATTGCTCCATCTCTCTTTCTTGTTTTTGATTGATTAACAGACATTTATCTTCCGATAGAAAATAAAGTTTACATATCATATTTGGTATGGCAACAATGTTAAAAACGACATTTAAAATTGAATATAGATAAGGATTATCATTATCAAAATCATATCGTCCTTTAACCATTTCAATATTTCCTTCAAATATCTTTTCTATGTTAACCGTTAGTATTTCTTTTGATTTTTTTAAATTAAAGTTATTTAATAAATCCAAATAATACAAGCCAGAACCATTCAAATTCAAATGGCCTTCCTTATCATTAATTTTTAAACCTCGAGAATGCCTAAAAGTGTTAACTCTATCTTCAACTTGATATTCTATGGTAACTAATTTTTCGGTTGGCAAATCTTGTGGGTCATCAATAGTGATAACCTCCACAGCATTTATATCAATACTGTTTAATACACTCCTGATCCATTCATATATTAACCACTGACTATGGTTATGAATGTTCATTCCATAAGAAACACCATCAATTGGGGGGAGCACCTCTCTTTTATTAATTAATAGATGTGATTCGATCCCATTGAATCCAATCTCTAAAGGAATTGCTTCCAATGGCAAAATTAGCTCAAATAGCTTCTCCACAGAATGTATGATCTCGTTACTATATTTATCAACCAATGAAGGCTCTAATTCTGATTCGATCACACTGCGCAGCACTAAAGAATTTTGCGAGGAAATAATCGACTCCAACTTCTCAACTACTGTTTTTTTATTACTATCTTCGACCAAATCCTTTTCAGTTATCAATTTAAATAATTTAGAGAAAGATTCACCCTCTATGTAATCTATTATAGAACTTAATTCGCGGGTTAATATTGACGTAGCATTTTTAAATTGAAATGCATCTCTAACAAATAAAAGATTCAATTGATTATTGTTGAAAGAGCTTTGCGTAAGAACGAATGCGATCATCTTATAAGTATCGTTCGAAACTGATCTCCATGTCGCTTCACCATCTGGTATTTCTCGAATTTTAGTTTCTGCACCGAATACCGAAAACTCTTGAGGTATAGTAAACAACACATCGTAAAGCTCTTTTTTGTAATATAATTCCTGCAAAAATTTAGCATTTACCCAAGACTTCAATGAAATGATTAATTCGTTGAGTTCCTCTTTGCGTTCTTCACCCTTCGCCTTCACATGCTCTATTCGCATAATTAGCAAGGATATAACTTCAAATAATAAACGTAATATCTTACGTTGCATTTCATTCAATGAATCATGTTCTGTTTTATTGCTAAGATCTAGATACTGCAATCTACGCGTCACAAACTCAGTATCAACTTTGAAAGCCGCATAATTCTTATATACTAGGTTGTGCAGCACAGTGGATGTATACAGATCTAAAAAAACATAATTTGATTCTTCTGCACGATACTTTACCCTATGGTCAAATTGTCTAAAAATCCTTTTATAAAAATCGACAAAGTTATTCTTACCATAAATATATCTCGCTAGGTCTATTAACGACCGCATTATATTAGCAGCCTTTTCAAGATTACTCTGATTATAAGCCTCACGTATCATTTTTTCAAAATAACTTGCAAACAAAGATGTTTTCACCACATCTTTAGTATTAGAGGACGTAATTGACAAATCTATATTCTTTAGAGTGTAGATATAGTTATCATTTGAAGTTAGTTCATAAAAAATACGCACTCCAAAATCTAACGTCCACTCATCACCATTCAGCAAACTGTTTCTGACGTTTACTACAAGAGCTTCTTCAAATTGTTTAAACTCATTAAAAACATAAGGAACAGAACTAAATATCAGCCCTTTCCTCAAAATTGATTCAATTGATGAAATATGCTCCTCTGTCAAATCAGATTTATTAGATGGAATGATTTTCATTGAGGAATTTGATATGGGTGATAAGAATGATAAAGAGAAAAGCAAGATAGGCGGATGGTTCAAATTAAATTCTTTAATCTTTACCGAAAGCTGATTAAATATGTTTGGATTGTATCCAGAAATAACCACATCAGTGTCATCAGGAAAAATATTTATCGTTATCGCATCATCATTCCAATAGAAGGCACTTTGATCATCACTGTAGTAATCACCTCCCGATATTACTTGAGAAAACTCGTTAGCAAGAATCTGTCGTTGTTTGTTAATCTCATTATACTTGATGCCTGTTGTCCTGATAGAATCTAATAAAATCCCATTAATAACTCCGGGTTCTTCTGTTAAATGGTAAAGTCTATAATACATAATGCCATATTTAGTGATAAAAAATAAAGAAAGTAAAGATGAAATTAAATATCCAATCAAGCCACTACCAATGAGAAGTAAAAAAACGCCACATAATAGACTACACACTGATTCAACACTAAATCCTAAAAAATCATACTCTCTTAGCAATAAGACTTTCGATAAATGCTCAAAACCATGTTCAGATGTCTTTGAAACCTGATCGACAAACATTCCCATAAAAGTTATAGACAAAGCAGCTATAGTACCGTGCATGCCTAAAAAACTACCCCAAACACCAGTTATCCAATTAAGATATGGATTATTATAAAAAGATGGGCTAATCAATAAATATTTATATGGCACAGAACAAAAACGTGATAAATACATCCCAAGCAGAATTAAAATTGAAATCGTCAAATAAAAAGCTATGGTTTTCTTGACATTGATATAAATGACTGCTCCTTTTGGCTTACCTTTTACTTCTATTTTCATAATGCTCATAACCAATCCCAATTTGTGGTAAATAACGACACACATAACGAGGCATCTTTTTTGCCCTATCCATTTGTAAACAAAGCTTGCTTCAACCTTTTTAGTATTCTATCTCTATCTAAAATGTTCGCCATCTTTTGTTTAGTAGCAACATTGAAGTTTGTTTCTGAGCAAATTTTGAACGCTAGACGTCCATCTTCGATCTCAAAAATCAGATCGATATAGCCAATATGCGTTCCCGGTACTATTGATTTTATCATCCCGACACAGGCATCAATCCCACATAGCTCAAGTAGTTCTTTAGTTATAAGCTCCTTCACCGATAGTCCAGCCCCTTCTTCTCGTTCCGGTGGACGTGTTTTAAGTTTGCTTCGAACAACGTCACTAAACCGCTGTGCCAGTTCTCGCTTTTCCTGCCGTGAAAGCCCATCAAAATTCACCGTATCACTCACTTCGCGAACTATATTGCCTATATCAGCGCATGGAAATATAGGGCTTTCTTGACAATATAGGGGTTAACCCCTATATTGTAGTTATTCCGAGTTTCGGGATGCGTTCTTTAACAATTTACCTTTGAGGTTCGTCATGACGACAAACATTCAATGGACTGGTAAGGCCGTTAAGGACTTACGCTCGCTACCATCAAAAGATCAAAAAGCTGTTCGCGAGAAGGTTAACGCGATGCAGTCATATCCTGACCTGAAGGGGCTTGATGTTAAAAAGCTCACTGATAGTGATGGTAAGTATCGACTGAGGGTTGGGAATTACAGAGTGTTGTATGCCTTAAGCAACAATGCCCCTGTAGTGATCGAGATTCAGCGCATCTTGCGCCGAACGTCCACGACATATTGATGAGTGGCGGGGGAAACCCCGCCCCGTCAACTCAAACGGTAGATGTTGAAGAAAAAAAATTTTTAATTTCAATCAACCAATTAGGAGTATTTAGATGCCAAAAATTATATCAAGTGGTCTACGCAGTCGAAGACGCATAAGTTAAAAATCTTTGTTTTTTAACAATCTACGTAGGACTAAAGAGTGATGGCTAACATTCAATTCATCACAGACAGTAGAGGGAAAAGAATTTCTGCTGTCGTGCCGATTGAACTGTTCGAAAAACTGACCCGTGATAGTGATATCGCAGAGTTATACGAGCCTGTTCAAAACGAAACCGGCACATCTGATAACGTTCGATACCCAAACGAAGTTATCAACATTCTTTCTGAGAAGGGTTGCACCATGCAGGCTGCATGGCGTGTTTACAGAGGCTTGACGCAAAAACAAGTCGCTGAAGCGCTGGGAATTAAGCAATCTACAGTGTCCGAGTTCGAAAAGTCTGAGCGTCCTCGCAAAGACAACCTTGAACGGCTAGCTACACTGTACAAATGCAGTCCCGAGCAACTAACGCTCGAGTAGTAAGTAAAAATGCCCCGGCAACGGGGCATTTCTATTTATCCTTTCTAACTCCATTGAATAGCCGAATCGCACTTACATCCGTCACCGCTCCGACAACACTGACCTGATTCAAAACTCACTTAACCGCCTGAAGCCAGCGGTTAACTAATGTCTCTGCCTTGTGTCGTGCCAGCGTCTTGCGCCAGTGCTTATCTGCACCGGTCACAATCAATTCACCCGTTACCGGGTTAGCCCGATATGTCGTATCAAGTGCCATTACTTCTCCCCCCTGAGCCAGCTTCATCGCCTGTACCGGATTGATTGAAATTTTTCTCATCTTCGCCCATCCCATAATTTCCTTGGCCAGGGATTCAACCTCCTCACTCACCGCGCTTTCTTCCTGGCGAAGAGCATGTGCTGCCTTCATATAGCTTTCAGCCCTAGCCCGGTCATAATCGGTGCAATCACCGGCAGTAATGCTTAATGCAAGCATCTCAAACTGATCAGCAGGTGAAACACGCTGATTTGATTTGTGGTTTCTGATGTCTTCCTCAATCTGTTTTCTCTGATCTCGGCTTAACTGACCGATTTCAAATTGCTCTGGCTGTATTTCGCCAGCTGGCACAGTCAGATCTGGAGGATAGACAGGCGGTGAAACTGTGTGTTTTTTGTACTCCGTACAGTTATTGACACGAGTCCAAGAGGTCGCAGACGCGCCCTTAAGGTCAAAACCCGGATCGACACGGTCTGAAGATTTAGGCCTCATCTTCACAATGCGATAAGAATGGAGGCGCGTTTCTACGGGCGGAATGCTGGATGCTGGCATAACCAGACCCTTGATAGCTTTCTGATACTCGCCGTAACTGCTTGGCTCGTTTTTGTATTGATACCAGGCGCGCAGCACCAACTTGGAACGGGAAACAAAAGGGCCACCCTGTAAGGTGATGTAACCCTGCCAATCTCCTGCGTGAGCCGCGCGGTGCAGCTCACCAAAAACAGGACTAACCCTGTCGGCTAAATCCTGATTTTTCAGGCGGCGAAGTTCACGCCAGACTGACACCGGCGCTCCCCCTAAAAACTGAAATTGGCGTATCCCCCAGCATGACGCCCAGGCTGTTGCGTGCTTAGCGGTTTCCTTCAGAGGGCGTCCACTTTCATGATCGCTCTCGCCGTCCAGAGCGTAACCATCAATGTTTTTTGAGATGTATTTAACGACATAACCCGTAGCGCTACCCAAAGCCGGATCAATCGGCTTAAGTTCAAAGCGGGGCTGCTTACCAGACTTGCCAGTTAACTCTTCCGCATCCTCACGCGTTGCGTAGTCTTCCATGACCTCTTTCAACTCATCAGTGTGCTCTGGGTCTGTAAACAGCAGGCCATGCCAGTGCGGAGTACCGTCATGATGGGATTCAGCAACGCGAAGACCGAATACAGGAATTTCGCGGCGTGCGAGTTCAGCGCGAATCTGTTGCCATATTTGATTGAGATACCGCTGTGATCGGCGAGGGCTTGCCCCGTTCCACTTGTGGTTGCGGTGTCCAAACGCGGTATAGGCATGATATTTAGACGGGGCGGTGAGCGTGAAGAAACTTCCGGCATAACCGCTTTCCGTTGCCACCTTCTCAAAGCCACCAATACGCGTCATAAGTTCTACGCGGCGCTTTTCAGGATTCGATACGCTTTTATCAATCTGTTCTATCAACGACATGCGCTCACCCGTAACCTGATCTTCAAGTTCCAGGCGGCTCATGATTGCCCTGCTACGTTTGCGACGCGCATCCCACTGTTTAACGTGATTTTTGCTGCAATAGGGGGACACATCGCGACGCACATCACCAAAGGCAATATGCAGATGTTCACGCCAGCGGCGCGCGTACTTTCGCAGCAGGCGTGACCAAAAATGATCATCAAGAATTTTTCGAATTGAAGCAGCCATTTCATCAAGTGGCATTTTGCGCCGTGAAGCCCAGGGCGCGATTAGCCCGAAGTAAGCAATCAGCCTTGAGCCTTCCAGCAGCATTCGTTTGCTGTACTCTACAGGGCTAAGTACAGCACAGGTTTCACTCACTTCAGCTAAGGCAGCATTGGCATAAATAGCGATATCCTGAGCAAGTAAATCAATATCTTCGTCCGTGCAGTCAGCCAACTGATTGAACCGGCGCGTTAGTTCGCGAAGGTTATCAAACGTATGAAAAAGTGGGTTTAATTCGGAATAAATGATCCAGTCACTGCCAACAGGCGCGGCATATTGCTCTGTAACTGCTCGCACGTGTGGAAGGTCACGCGCCACGATATTGAGAAGAGTTAACTTTGCAATATGACGCCCTTTGTCAGCGTGTACGGCATTTATGCGGGATGAAACGCGGCGGCGAATAAATGTAGGTAGTGGCTTGAGAGTATCTTCAACCCACGCGAAAAACTCCTGCTCTTGACCCAATTCATATAGATCAACAGCAGGAGTCTTATCAACGGCAATGGCCTGTTTTGGTTCATTCCACGGATAGGCGTACCGGGCAGACTCGTCAAAGTTGCCCGGTTTATCCGTAGTCATTGAGTGAACACGACGCGCCTGAGTCACCGGCTCACCTTAGATTGTCACAGTGTCGCCGAGCCTTACTTCCCGCGCGTCACGTTCGGTATAACTGATTATCTCGGTGTTGCTGTAACCACCCTCGCTGAGAACCTCAACGCGCGTGATCCAGAAATTACGGTAAGGGCGAACATCCAGAACCTTTGTTACTACCGCCTCAACTGTATTCATCAGAACACCTCCTGATCTTCAAAAGCACCAGAAGCGACCATTTCTGAATAAGTCGCATCGCCCATCACCGCCCCACAATCAGGACAGCCACCGCCCACACTCCCACAGCAATCGCAGACACACAGAGTACCTATAACCTCGCCAGCAAGGTTGCGAGTTTTGGCCCCCACTGAGCGCCGAACGTCGAAAGCTTTTAGGGTGAACGGGTAATAAATTTGGTGCGTCTCTGGTGTGTCACTGCCAGATATGACAGATGGTATTTTTGCGTTGTTGTAGAGGCGTGAAAGCATCGCAACCAAGGTGCGGTGATCTGCATCGGTAAATGGCTTGCCGTAAGCCGTAAAATTCGCAGTTTCGCTAGCTGGCAGGTATGGCGGATCGCAATAAACCACGGAGCCCGAATGACCAATCGCCAGCGGGATTGTTGCTCTGAAATCACCATGCAGGAACATAGCCCCCTTTTCCCACGCTCTTTTAGCAAAATGCTGAATCTCAGCCACAGGGAAAATTGGCTTCTTACGAAAACCAAAAGGAACGTTGAATTCATTTTTCAAATTAACGCGATATACACCGTTATAGCAATGGCGGTTTAAATAAAGGAACAGCGCCGCATATCTAACTAACGTTTCATCATTATATTTTCGGCGGTCATATTTAAACTCACGATTGATTACATTAAATTCGTCGCGATATTCATAGTATATAATCTCATTATTACCCTTTTCGAATATCTTTGCGGAAGCAGTTAAAAGCTCCTCGGTATTACGTTTAACCATTGAAAAGAAATTAATCAGCGCTGCATTGCTATCGCAGAGAACATAGGTTTTGTAATCAGTGTTCAGGAAGACGCTACCGCTTCCCACGAAAGGCTCAACCAGGCATTCACCGTGGGGCAAAGCATCAAGCACATGCGACATAGCGCGAGACTTGCCGCCCACCCAAATAAGAGGGGAGTTAACCATTTTTACGCTCCTTGTTTACTGCTACCTGTTCTCTGTTGCCGATCCAATCTTCCAGGCTGCGGTAAATTTCATTAGTGGAAAGCTTTTCTTTCTTCATAAGGTTTAATTTGATACGTAACAACCCAAGCAGGTGAGCGCGGTCATTTTTTTGAATTGTCATGTTCAATCCTCTGAAAAAAGATAAAGCGAAGCCCCGGCAAAAATGCCGTATATAGATCAGTTCAAAGTATCGTTATTTAATCAGCGCGCGCCGCTATTCCAATACGCTTCTAATTCTGCGGAGAATAATTCGCAAATCGAACCGCCTGGAAGAATTGAAAATTGAATTCCTGTTTCTTTACAACGCACCTCAAAACCATTTCGCGCAATATCGGAAAGAGCCATACCCTGAACAACATTACGAGATCTGCTGTATTGATGATCAGGGCCGTAACCGCCACGAGATAAAGTGCGCGTACCATCGCGTCTGTTAGCATTTAAACGGTTTCGCGCTTCCATAACTGCTGCTGTTGAAGTTGTCATTAATGCCCCCGATGTAGCTGATCGATAGTCTGTCTAGCCTGAGACAATCCGAAGTCCAGCCCCAGATAATTACCATCTTTGGTGATTTGGTAACGCTGGCGCGAATACGGTTTTTTCCGTGGCAGCTTCAGGATTGTGAAGCCGCGATAGATTGCTGTTTTGCTGTTGAGTTGAACAAGCATGCGCCCTGCCCCACTAAATAATTGAACTGTTAGCTATTGGCTATTGCATCCTTGAGCATGGCTATCATGTTTACTTCTACCTTGCCCCCTGATAGCTCTTTAGGTCTGATAATTATCCTTCCGTCGCGAACCATTAACCTGCATGTGTCGAATGGAATGCCGGTTAGTCTGGAATACTCCTTGAGAGATACATAAGGAGCAGCAACATTCATATTGATGGTCACGCCCGTCATTTCTACCTCACACGCTAGTATCAGTTACCAGATTGCGGCAAATGTGTGGATTTCATGCACTCAAGCCCGCGCAAAAAAACTATGCGAACCATGTTTGAAGCAGATCGACATTCAGCCTCTGCCATTGCTTCAATTTCAGTGCGTTCTTCAGGTGACAGACGTAGCGGTAAAGACCCTCCCGCTACGCTGTTTTTGGGCGTACGCGCCCGCTGTGTGTTTTGTGCTTGTGTCATAGTGGTATATTGTGATCTGCTAAGTGTCTGTGGAAAACAGTATGAGAACAATAGTTCTCATTGTCAAACGGTGTTTTATGAACTTTGATTCTCAATGCGCTATCAGATTGAAAAATGAACGGAAAAGATTGGGCTTTAATCAAGCCTCCATTGCAGAACTTTGCGGTATATCCAGAGAAATTTGGGGGAAGTATGAGCGAGGCGCTGCCGTTCCCGGCGGCAATGTTTTGCGTTCCTTCGCCCTCAATGGGGCTAACGTCCAGTTCATTTTGACAGGGCAAGAATCTGGTGGTGTTGCACTAACACGGGACGAGCATGATCTAATTAATCATTTCAGAAACGCCCCATTAGCCATCAAAGCTGCTGTATTTGCAGCCTTAACGGCTGGCAACTCCGTCTCAAACTCAGTCAATGTGTCAGGAAATGGCAACCGAGTGGCTGGCAGGGATTACAACGAAAAAAAATAAATAGGGAAGCAGTATGGAAGTGAATTCCTCTGGAGATCAAAACCGCACCGCTGGACGCGACTTCACAGAAAACCGCGTTCAGATCGATAAATTTGATGGCCGTCACACCATCAACATTGCGATTCCCTCAGATACTCACGATGAGCGTCCTTTGGTTAGGGCGCAGAGAAAAGAACTTAATGCCCTAGTAGCACTTGTTTCTGATTCCTACGGCAATGAAGCATATGAGATCTGGCAAAAGCTGCATGCAGAGATTGGCGTTTCGAGTATCGAAGAAATGACCGTCAACCAATATCAGACTGCAGTTAGCTTTTTGCAGTCCATGCTCGAACGCGCTAAGGATAAAGATGCAAGTAAAGCACTTGTTAGCCTTCTCCTTCGAAATAGTGAAGACAGCGAATTGAGGCAGAAACTGATTCGTTATTGCCATGTTAACTTCGGAACTGGTCGACTGAATGACCTAACACGCAACCAGCTTCAAATGTGTTTATCGTGGCTGGACCAGCAAACACAAGATATTCCGCCTTCTCCCCCGAGAGAGAATCACTCTCCATTGGATGTCACTACATTGCTGCGATCCCACGCGAAAGAATTCATTGTCATCTTCTTAATTGGTTTCCTGTTAGGTTCATTATTTTTCTGACTTCGTGGGGTTTTATATGAGGACTATTTGTTTTACAGGTTTTGGGAAAAAAGACAAAAATGAGCTTATTGAAATTGCTAAAGCTCGTGGATATGTCGTTAGAAGTGATGTCACCAAGGATCTTAACTATCTCTGTTGCGGTGAAAATGCTGGTCCGAGCAAAATAAAAAAGGCATCTCAGCAAGGTTCAGAGGTGCTGTCGACCGAGCAATTTCTAAACCTATCCCCCTTGTCGGATGCGCAAAATATAGAAGGTCAAAAGGGCAATACACCAACATTTACAATCCATGATGAACACCCTCTTCTGGACCTGATCTGGTCGTCAATTGATACCAAAGATAATTTATCAATCATTTATCACGGAGGTGAACGATCCGGAGCAGCAAGAGATATCCTTCCTCTGACATTGCTTGATAACTTTACGCTGCGAGCAGCGGACCTATCATCTCCGACTCACCCGGTAAAAACATTCAGCTTGGAAAAAATTGAAATACCTGGTGTAGCAAGGCTCCCATCCCTGCCAAGAAAACGTAATGAGAGTAAGAAAAAACAATACTCCGTTGGCTTATATAAAAATATCGAAGAAGTGCATTTAGCATTTGCCGATACACTTCATGGTATGGGGTGGCATGTTGCTACTTATCAAGATGATGCAGGCCTTTGCAATCGTTTGGATGTCTGTAACTTTTTCAAAAATGGTAAACCACGCAAAACTCCAGTTGTAAGTTTATCCTTCCAACCAGAAAATCAAACGCGCCCATTCGTCTGTAGGTGTCGAGATATCGAATTTACATCAACCTATGCACATCTTGATAACGCTGCGGAAATGTTCATTTCACTCGCGTATGCAGGATCTGATGATGATGCAGAGGTGAGTAATTGACCGTCCGAAAACTACCCTCCGGTAAATGGCTTTGTCAGTGTTTCCCTTACGGGCGTGATGGGAAACGCATACGTAAGCAATTTGCTACCAAAGGTGAAGCGCTCTCCCATGAGCGCCGTTTAATGAATAACGCTGCAAACCAGCCGGTAAACGACAGCGCTGTGACTCTTTCGGCATTCGTTGAACGCTGGTACGAGATGCATGGCAAAACGCTCTCATCTGGTGATGAAAGAAAGGTGAAATTACTGGCCATATGCGAACGTCTTGGTGATCCATTGGCTTCTCACTTTGATAAAAACACTTTCGCTGTATACCGGGAACGGCGTTTGAGTGGTGAATGGAATCAGAAAGGCAAGAAGAAGCTGAGTGAAGCGACAGTAAACCGCGAGCAGTCTTATCTGCATGCAGTATTCTCGGAAATGAAGCGGCTGGGGGAATGGGAAGGAGATAACCCGCTGTCTGGAATCAGGCAGTTCAAAGAAGGTGATCAGGAGCTGGCTTTTCTGTATGAGGAAGAAATTGACCGATTGCTTGCAGCATGCGACCAGTCCGCAAATAAAGATTTAGGGATTATCGTACGGATTTGTCTGGCGACCGGTGCACGATGGAGCGAGGCTCAAGACTTAAAGCAATCTCAAATCCTTCCTGGTCGTCTGACGTTTACGCAAACCAAAAGCAAGAAGAACCGCACAGTGCCAATTTCACAACAACTACAGGCGATGCTCCCTAAAAAGCGTGGTGCCCTCTTCTCACCCGCATACGAGGCTTTTAAGGCAGCTCTCGCACGCGCAGGTATAGAGCTGCCCAAAGGACAGCGTACCCATGTACTACGTCATACATTCGCGAGTCACTTCATGATGCGAGGTGGGAATATTTTGGTGTTACAGCAAATTCTCGGGCACAGCACGATCATGATGACAATGAGGTATGCGCATTTTGCCCCAAACCACCTTGATGCTGCGGTAGCACTTAACCCGTTCGATAACCGCCAAGAGGCAAAATAGACAAACACAAAAATACGCTGCCACGCTGCTGCCATTTTGCTGCCACTGGCAAACGACAAAAACAAAAAAACCACCCGTAGGTGGTTTCACGACACTGCTTATTGCTTTGATTATTCTATTCTTTCCCATGGTACCCGGAGTGGGACTTGAACCCACACAGCGCGAACGCCGAGGGATTTTAAATCCCTTGTGTCTACCGATTCCACCATCCGGGCTCGGGAAGAAAGTGGAGGCGCGTTCCGGAGTCGAACCGGACTAGACGGATTTGCAATCCGCTACATAACCGCTTTGTTAACGCGCCAAACTCTTCAGGCCTTTCAGCCAGACATCCGCTGACGCCGATGTCTTTTAAACTGGAGCGGGAAACGAGACTCGAACTCGCGACCCCGACCTTGGCAAGGTCGTGCTCTACCAACTGAGCTATTCCCGCATTCATCAAGCAATCAGTTAATCACTTGATTTTATTATCGTCTGGCAATCAGTGCCGCCGTTCGATGCGTTGCATTCTACTTACCTGGCGCGATGAGTCAACGATATTTTTCACCACTTTTGATCGTTTGCTGAAAATTGCGCCGAAACGA